TCCGTCCACTGACCGATCTGAATAACAGACGCCTCAAGAGAGGCTTCGTTAAGATCAGCAGCCACAGAAGGCGTGTTTCAGTTGGTGCCACCCGAAACAAGCGGGTGAGACGTAGAGCAAAGCGCTACACCGTCACCATAAGTCGTGGAGAAGGCATCGTTAAGAATAGCCGCCCCTTTAACTTGTTTCGTATAGGCCATAGCGCGGGCAAGAGCCTTCGTATAACGAGCAGACAAAGAGTCATACAGGTTATCTTCAACGGCTTCCTCAGTGACTGAGAATCCCATCGCAACGGTTTCGTGTGTGTAACGAGCCGTCCACGCTTCCTGTGCGTTGTCATATTCGATGGCAGAGCCTTCGTCCTTGACCGGTGCAGCAGAAAAGCCTGACAGTTTCGTTTCTTCCTCAAAAGAACGATCAGAGGTTTCCTGTTCGAAAATCTCTTTATGTTCTTCACCGTACTTAGCATACTCCATACCAAACAGAGCGTTGAGGCCGGGGAGGAGTTCTTTAAGTAGTTGGGCGCGTGAAATAGCCATTGTTCACCTCCTACAGTCCAACAGGGTTACGATAGGCATGTCCACCGATGAACACGTTACTACCATTATCAGTATGGGCACTGTAGATCACAAGCACTTCTTGGAAAGTATCAGTACCCGTAGCAGTGCTGTCAACCACATCAATAATCTGAAATGGCAGTGTCGAAGTCGTAGCAACACTATTATTGATAGCCAGCTTAGACCGCCCATTAGCAGTGTTTAACGTATTGCTAATGATTGAAGCCTTGTTACCAATAACAGTTCTTCCCAGTGTTGCCATCGTCGTACCTGAAGAACAAATAGCAGCCTTCAAGATAATATCAGGGTCTTCAACAACGAACGCTTCAATATCACTAGCAACAATGCTGCCCGGATACTGATTGTTGAATGTCGTCTGACCGCTGTTTGGGTCCGTATAACTGCAACCCATAAAAACACCTAGCGTCCCAGTAGCTGGGAAAGCCGTAGTGCTTCCGTCACGTTCAATGGTTCCGTCATTCACACGCTTGACTAGATCGCCTTTTCCGATAGCTGTACCGTAGTTACTAGCAATCTTCATAGAGCGAGTAGCGCCTGCGAACGAACGACCACCAATCAAACCGACGGGTACTAGCCCATAAGGGGCGTCGATAGTTGGATAAGCCATAGTTTATAACTCCCGAGCTTATTAAGTTCCGTTACCAAAAGTAACCTTCGATTTCCGATCATTAAAGAGCGGCATACGAGGGTCGTTTTCTCTCATAAGGTTGTTATCAACCGAAGAAATCTGCGCTTTGGCTTGTGTGTTAAAGTAGTCATTGCGCTCTTCAACTAATTCTTTTGGAGCTTTGCAAAGCATTAGACCCCCAATCACAACATTATCGGCAAACTTTTCTTGTTCGACGGTAACCATCGTGATCTCTGGATGATCTGCCGCTTTAACCGGCTCCCAACCTTCACGTAGTTTTGAGGAAACATTAGTGGCATCAATCTGACCTAATGTAGCTACACGTACCCAATGAAATTCATAACCCGGCTCGGGAGTAGGTGAGGGAAGCACCTCGGGGCGCTGCCAAGCTCTTTTACGGGTCGTTTTTTCTCTGGTCGTCTGCTCACGGTTAATTCGATTATCAGCCATTTGCTTCTTTCCTCATCTCGATTGCAACCTGTTTGGCGTAGTCTTCAACAGAAATTCCTAAACGTTTCGCTAGGTTTACCTGTGTTTGCGTTAGTACGACCTTTTTAGGGGAAGTACTCCGCGTAGCGGGCGCAACAACATTGGCCTGACGTTTTGGCGTTTCTTCTTCTTCGGCATCCCCAAAATACTCAGGGAATACTTTGTGCATACGAGCATCAATAGTCTCGTAGTAGTCATCACTTTGCGGGTCTACACCCGATTTGACAAGTTTATTATGCAACCCCAGTACATAACTTGTCATCTCATCATCTGATCCGAACCACGTATTGGATCTTGCCCATTCGTTAGCTCGTTCGTCAACCGGTACTGGGGCGGGTTGTTCTATATTAACCTGTTCTACAGCAGCTTCTTCTTCCTGTAAAGGAGGAAGTTGAATGTTGTTTAAGCGGTCAGCTTTGATTTTAGCTGTAGTCAGCTTCTCTTGAGCCTCTACAACCGCATCAGAATCCCCCGCTTCATATGCTTCTTTATACTCGCGTTTAGCTACTTCTAGCTCAGAACCGGCACTGCGCTTTGCTTGGTCTAACAAAACAGTCTGGTTCTTAGTTTGTGATTCTTTCAGCCCTTTGTTCTCGTTAACAAGTTGTTGGGCGTATCGTTCAAGCTCTTCACGTTCACGCAGCGCGGTCTCTTTCGCCCTACGTTCATCATGGTAGCCCTTACTAAAATGCTTTATCCGCTTACGAACTTTATCGGAATAGTCCTCAAGTTCTTCGTCAGTTACATCATCCGGTGGTTCTGATGCCTTACGCCCTCTGTCAGCTTTGGGGGTATCATCAACAACCTCAACCTCAAAATCATCAGTTTCGGAAGGAGCTTCTTTAACATCTACTTCTGGTTGTTTGCCGGAAGTATCAACCTTCATAGCACTAGAGGGTTCAATCTCTATCTCTGTACTATTTTCTTCGTCGGCGGCGGGGGGAAATTCGAACTCAACTTTCTCAAAAGGCATCTGTTGTCTCCTAAACTTTGCAAACACCACGAGGATCAGCAATAACTGCCTCGATGGAATCGTCGTTCATAAGGCGGAACTCTTTACCGTTAACCTTAAAGCGTGTACCCGTATTCATACGGAACATAACATAATCGCCTACCTTGCACCAAGGGCCGTCAGGAAACCGCTCTTTGTCAATATACGCACCACCACCCATATCTACTACGATACCCATAATGGATAGTATGTATTCTTGCTGTTTCTCTGAATCTGTTTTGAGCAGCGAAGTACCTTGATAGTGATCGTCAATGTCAGGCAGTGCTACTAAAAGTCTGTACCCTACAGGAACAGGTAGTTGGTTTTCAAAATCTTCTTCGCTAGCAATAGGTTTTACTGCTGTTTTAGCCATTAAACTCACCATCTTCTAAATAGTTGCGCGAGAGGTCATTTATATGAGCAATAGCAGCGTCAAGACCTCGAATGACACCACATAGTTCCTTGTACTCAGCATAGTCTTTGGGACTACCATTTGACAGAAACTCTACCGCAGAGGAACGTTGTTCCCCGATACGTTCGTTAAGCACGTCAAAGACGGTTTTTGCCATAGTTAAATTACACCTTTCTCCTTCAGGACGAATCCTACGGCACCGCCTACGATACCAATGACAACCAGAATTGGCTGACTAATAACTACACCCACGCCCATCACAGCTACACCGGCGGCTGCATAGGACGAAGGCTCCTGCATTCGATCTTTAACCCACTTCATACTTTAGCTCCTCTAGGATGATTGACCCTTACCGGGGTCAGTTACGGCCTTGAAAATCTCAAGGTCCAACTTATCAGACTCGGCGTCTAATTTAACTTTCGCTTTTTGCGCGTCTACAACTACGCCCGCCTGTTCATTCTCTACTCGTTGAGCATTTATAGCGGCATCGACCTGATCTTTCTGCGCTTTGCGTTGCATATCAGCCTGTTGCATTGCGGCATCGACTTGATCTTTCTGTGCCTTACGCTGTACTTCTGCCTGCTTGATAGCGACTTCTTCCCGCCGTAGCTGGAGAACAGGGTCTTGGGCCTGCTGCTGTGCCTGCTGCTGTGCTGCCTGTTGCTTGTGGGCTTCCGTAAGCTGTTTACCTGCATCCGCAACAAGCCTCGCAAGCTGTACTTCGACCTCTTCAGACAACGGCTGATCCGGGGGCGGAAGTTCCACACCCATACGATCTTCTATCTGCTTGCGATAACTGAACCCTAAGTGTTCTGCTATGTGAGCCTGCAGGGAAGCCATGATCTGTTGTGCCTGCGGGTTTTGGCCGATAGACTGAGCAACCATAGGATCTTGCATGAACGCCATATGCGTAGCGATGTGAGCATCGTGGTCCTGATACAGAAACGCTTTCATGGGCTTGCCTACAAGTGCCGCCATATTCTCGCTTACTGGATCGACCGGCGTTGCATCGTCTTCGGTAGGAACAAGTTTGTCAGCGTTCTTAACTCCTAACACCTCAATCATCTGCCTGTGTAACTGTGGTAGATCATATATCTGTGGTGCAGACTGAGCCATCTGTAACACAGCCTGATACTGCACAACTCGTTGCGCCATAGTAGAACTGTTGGGATCACTGACAGGAATTACATCTACAGAGTCATAGTCCGCCCTGCGAGCGTTAATCTCCCCCCGGTACGGCTGATAAGAATACTGGTCCGGTGCGTACTCGGCCATGATAGCCTTGAGGAGCTTGAACTCCTGCTTCATAGCGTAATGAACGCGTGCTTGTACTGCAGCCATAGGCTTGAGAGTGCGTTCAAGCAGAGCCAGTGTCGTACCAACTGGGGCGTTTGCCGACATATCAGAGATGTTCATGTCGCTGATAGCGCCGAGTCTACGACCCTCCTGCGTGATCTGATTCAAAAGCGCAAGAAGTGTCTGCGACGGTTCCTTATACGGAAGGGGCATGATGTTGTCGCGGATGCTACCTGATGGCACATCTACGTCGCGCCACTCGCCCGGCTCAATCGGCGTGTCGTCACCCTTAATACGTAGGCCGCGTGATTTTATACCGCCGGGGAGATTCGACAGGGTACCCGCGTCTACGAGTTGTCGAATAAGGCTGGTACCGGCTCGGGCGTAACCACCGATAATATGAATTAAGCCAAGACCATAAAATCCAAACCCCGGCACGTATACGTAATGCACAAAGTGTTGACGCTTTTGCATAAGAACGTCATCCGGGTTCCAGTTCCTGCGTATCGCAAGCACATGGTTGGTGCCACGCTCTATCGTAACTACATAGGGCTTTGCTATCTCGTCTTCTGAATCATCAACGTCGTCGATTACAAGATCAGCGTGTATCTCGTATATTGCGTAGCGGTCGTCGTCTGTAATTGAGTAGCCGCCTTCTTCGGCCTTACGCTCTTCAATATCGGTGTGATAAGGCTGTGGTTCCCCAAGCTCTATATCCACATAGAAACCACTCGCCTGAAGTTTCTTTAGTTCGTTCTTGGTCTTACGCATAACGTGCGTAACACGCTCTGCGCTTTCAATATGAGAAGCACCATAGGGGACGATAACATCTTCAGCCGGTATGTAGATTGCTGTCTGACGATCCATATTAGGATCAAAGTAAACTTTCTTAAACGCGGACCCCGCAAGGCCCAGACTGTACAGAAGGCGCTCATGCTCGGGACGATACTCTACCATGCGCTCTGTCAGCTCATAGTTCATATCTGCTTTTACACGGGCAGCAGCTTCGTCTTTTTCTTTAGTTTCCTCTCCAAGCACCTTGGTCTTTACTGGACCTGCTGACGGGAAAGTCTCACTCATAGTCTCCGCTTGAAAGCGGATAGCCGCCTCCGCAAGCACCGTCGAATATACACCACACGCGCCATCCCACGGGTCCGACCTTTCTTCGTACTTGAACCCAAGCACGTCCAGCCCTTTGACGAATGTATCTGCCCAATCCTTGCGGCTATCAATGTCAGCATCAACCGCTCCTACTAAATCATCAGCAAGTTTATTAAGAACACCCTCTTCCAGAGACTCGGCTAGATTAGCGTCAAAGGAGTCATCGTCGCCACCCATACCTCCGGGGATCAATGTGACCTCAACACTTCCGTCATCCAGAGTAACCATGTCTGGATTTACGATCTCTATCTCTAAGCCTCCTTCAAGAGACTCATCACTTTCATCAATGCTTTGCGGAGCCGCATAAAGCCCTTTTTCAATAGCCATGATATATCCTAATAATAGCCACCCTGACGGTGCTTAAAGTATACTATTTCATCCGGCTCATCAGAAGGTAGTCGTAAGAACCCACCCTGTCTAAACCTCATAAGTGCCATAACTGTAGAGTCAACCAAGTCATCATGGCTCATAAAAGGGAATCCGGCAATCTCTTCTATAAGTTCTTCTGCCCAACGAGTAGAGGGAACCCATACTATCTCGGAAGCTACAATATCTGCTACAGAGTTCAAACGAGCTAATTTATCCCCCGACCCCCTATGTGGGGTGTATTCCTGTACAGGAAGCCCCATCCTACGCATCTCCTGATACAAAGCCGTACCGGAACTCTTCTTTTCAACTATAAAAGAATCCGGTTGCCATGACTCGTATTCTTCAAACGCCATAGCTTTAAGTTCAGGAAACTCCATACGCTTCTTTATACTGTTTAGCAGTATTATATTGTGAGTTCCAGTGTCTTCGTTTAAGAAAACACCCCACGTAGTGAGTGCTGTGAAGTCGGCGCGGTTGTGAGATTCCGCTGCCGCATCAAGAGACATGATAATGTATTCACACAAGGGGGCATCTTTGTCTCCCCACTTCTGCCACCACTCACGTTTTACAATAGACGCTTCTTCTGCCGTAGGTTCCTGTTGGTACTGTGCGTTCCACTGAAACGAGGGCATGGACGCCTTGGTTCGCATAAGTGCGTCAAGATCAAAAAACTCAGGCCATAAAGATTTTTCGGTATAGCCCGAGCCTTTCTTGTCGGGTATCTCAAGTATGGCGGGGAACTCTACAATCTCGTACTGATCTGCCCTGTCGTTCTGAGCCATGTCACCAACAACGCGGCCCGTGAGATCATCCATGTGCCAGCGAGTCTGGATAATAGCTACACGACCACCCGGCATGAGTCGAGTACGAGCGCCGTAGGTAAACCACTCGTACGCCTTCTCGAACACTTCAAAATTACCATTGATAACGTCCTGTTCCGAGTGTGGATCGTCAATCAATAGTAAGTCTGCGCCACGGCCAGCGATGGATGACCCAATACCACACGCATAATACTCACCGCCCGAGTTTGTATTCCATCGACCGGCAGACTTGGAATCCACAGCAAGCGCTACAGTAGGGAATATGGCCTTATAGTCATCTGTAGATATGAGGTTACGAACCTTACGACCGAAGTCTACGGCAAGATCAGTGGTGTGCGACACCATCATAACCTTCTTGTTTGGATTACGACCCAGAAACCACGCCGGAAAGAATATAGATACTAGCTGGGACTTACCGTGCCGTGGCGGAATATTAACACAGATACGATCTTTCTTACCTTCTGCGATGTCCATAAGCATGTCGGCAAGAATACGATGGTGTTTTCCCACTATGTAGTCGGGTTGCATACGTTTGCAAAACTCGATCAAATCGTCGTAGGCTTTCTGGTTGCTGTCTCTTGCGGAAAGCTCCTCGACCAGACCGTTTATCTCAGCTAACTCATCCTGATTAAAGTCATCCAAATTGGATAGTAAAGCCTGAATATCCAGATCCTCAAGATCACCCTCCAATAGCGAGCTATCACTCGGCATTATCAATACCAAGTTCGGAGTTAACATTCATAGCTTCACCATCTATAATGATAGCATCGTCCACTTCAGGATTAACAAGTTTGGCTAACTTAGATCTTAAACGGTTCTTCAGATCCTCTGTGGACTGATGTGTTATGGTTACCTCTGACTTCTCGGCAAACAGCCCAACATCGGATATCTTGCCTAACAGTTCTAGCGCACGGATACGTACCCGTGGGTCAGGATTATCTGTTTCCAACACTAACTTGTTCGTGACCATATGCCGTATCTGCACGGCGCTGTCCGCTACAGACTGCCCAAACTCCTGCAGAATACTGTTTGTCATAAGTAAGGACGCGGGGGTAAGAGTTGCTGCTTTCTTGGACGACACCTTCTTAGAGGTCTTTTCGGGGTCTTCGGCGTACGCCATAGATAATTTAGCCGCTACATCCTTGTCTTCTTTCGAAGGATCTAGCTCTAGTCCAAGTTTCTTTGCGGTATTACAGACGTACTCCGCCCGCGCCTTCAAATCTATATATGGAGTATCAGAAGAAATAGACACTCCGAACTCTGGTTCAACAACCAAACTCATATATTTTACTCGCAGGTTTTAACCGTTGTGGCACATATACCAATAAAATACGAAGTATACAAGTAGTTTGGGACTCCAAAGGGGGGTGTTTCTATATATGGACAGACGACATACAGAAGGCCAAATTTGCGAAATAATCTTGGTAGAATATCTTTTACGCCAAGATTTATATGTGTTCCAACCTGTGTCTGCACACGGACCCGTAGATGTAGTCGCTATAAGTGCCGAGGGTGAGATGTATCTATTTGACGCAAAGAAAGACGCTGGGCGTAAAAAATCGAAACGCGGAACCAACCACCGAATCTACCGGGTACTATCCCCTTTGCAGAAAGTCATAGGGGTGCGGATGGCTTATGTGGATGTAACTACAAGAGATGTTCATATAGTGCCACCTTTGCCTGAACTCAAAAAATAACAAAATTCTCGTCTGAAATAGTATTTATATAGGTGTATGTCACTAACATTGTGTCGCGGGGTCATGGGGGTAAGGTAGGGTCCAGAATATATCGCCTCAGAAAAAGACCCCCCCACCCATTGCTGCCAGATAATGACATATACTATCAGATACTGTCAAAACATCTATAGCAATTCACGTGATAATATGTTCTAGTACAATCATCGAACGGGGCAATCAAGTCCCTCGATACCGAAAGGTAATACAATGCTAGAACGTTTAATACCTATTATCTGCGCCATAGCTGGTGCGATAATGCTCTATATATCCCTCGACAATACCATTGGATACGTCGGTCACTTGTGGATCGTCGGTCTTATCGCTGGGTCTCAGTTAGTTGTCATGGCAATCCGCTGGGCGGTGCGACATGGGTAAGATGCAGCGGGCGCTAGCGCCGTACCAGATACGGCGACACTTCGACGGCTCAGAAGTAATGTGGCTCATCACAAAAGAAGGTGATCCACGATGTGCTGTCGATCATTTCGAGACGAGAGAAGAAGCCGAGGCAGAACGCAATCGTCTCAATTCGACATACATCCTCGACGAACTCGGGATATTCTAATCAACCGGGGGAGCTTCGGCTCCCCCACAAAGGAGAACTAAAATGCCTAACGAGATTCGTTACAAGTGGGGTCAGCAACGTGTTGCCCTGACAGATGCCCTGCATTGGCTGGGTTACGACAACTTCAAGAGAGTGGCAAGGCTACTCAAGGCTAACGCCGATACCGAAGACGCACGGCGAACATACGGTATTCAGCTAGAGATGTTCGCTGGAATATCCGGCGCACCAGTGAAAGCCATGTTCGACAGGTATCTGAGTAACAAGAACCATCTAGAGAGACTTCCACACCTGAACAATCTCTCTAAACACCAATGGAGAGAACTCCACAACAAATAACCAATCGGGAGGGGCTTCGGCCTCTCCCCTTTGATGCCAGTTCTCAAGGGCGCGGCGAGCCAATGACCATCCAGCCATGCGATGCCAGTTCTCAAAGGCGCGGTGAGCCAATGAATGTTAGTCCGCGGACTAACAAAATATATCAGATAATGCGCCCACGTAGTCAAAACTGTCAAAACATCTATAGCAATTCACGTCTAAATATGTTCTTATACAATCATCGAAACGGCCAATAATGGCGAATTCGATAAACAGAAAGTGAAGTTATGATAAACGATCTCCAAAAGCTGGTTCGCCAGTACTCCGCCGCTGTCGACAAAACCGGCAAAACGCTATCCGCGCTTATCGATTTTATGGTTGCGGACGATATCTCAGTAGCGGACCTAAAGGATAAGGAATGCCCGGTTCGGGTATCGGTCGATGCGGGTATTATCTCGTCGTTCACTAAAACGGCGCAGAAACTGTTGGTAACGCCAACTAAAGAGCTGTCTGACGTAGACAAAAGCGCGAAACGATATGCCCAACAGCAGATTGGTTCACGGCGCAATAAGATAGTCAAAGCGCTGGACGAACGGTTAAATCCGGTTGAGCGCGGGCCGGTTGAGCGTAAACCGGATGATGTTTGGTTGCGCGATACTTTCAATGCTTTCGTCAAACGCGTTGAAACGTCTGAAGGCGCGGGTGATCTCGATCTGGTCGAGATTGCTGAGTGGCTGGCAAAATCGCCACTAGCATAACTTTCCAAACTGGGTCGGCCCTTCGGGGTCGGCCCTTTTTTTGTGCCTTTTTTCTGCCGGTGTTAGTCTTCGGACTAACATCTTTTGAAACCAGTTCCTGCGGTCGCGGTGAGCCAACCCGTTGTGTCACGTTTGAAACCAGTTCCCACGGTCGCGGTGAGCCACACACTTGTTAGTCCACGGACTAACATCTTTTGAAACCAGTTCTTACGGTCGCGGTGAGCCACTACACGCACACGTGTTAGTCCACGGACTAACATAATGTTCGCACCTAACACGTTGATATATAAGCAATGTTCGGGTTTTCGCGTGTAATGTTCCGTAATGTTCTGTAGCGTTAGAACATTATGTATATGTGGCAATTCGTAACCGCGTGTGACAGCTATTAGCAATACATGCCTATCAATCTGTGGCAATCTGTTACATATCTTAGTAGTAGTTGTAATGTTCTTTTTTAGAAATAGGATAGGACTACATTTGAAAGGGGGTGGCGCGGATTCCTCAAACCACCTAACCCAGAATCTGACCCTTCAATTTCTCCAAAAATAGAACATTAGAACATTCCAAGCATTACAACGGCTTACGCGGACACGTGTTAGAACATTACAGTACATTACAGTACATTGCGCGTTTACTCACGAACTAACACCTTTACACATCACTTGACTTAGATAGCTATATTTGCTATTATATTGACAGTTGATAAATTCCTTATCAACGCACACAGGAGAAAACAGATGAATACGCTAGTTAACACGTTACCACAAGTTACCACCGAGCAGGCTGGACCTACACCGGTTAGCGCACAAGAAGATGTTAGTCCACGGACTAACAATGTACCGCAGGTAGACGCACCTTCTATCGGATCAAGCGCAATGTTGTCAGAGTTATCCATATCACAGTGGACCGGTCGCAAGAAAGACCGCAAAGCATCCAAAGATGTGACCGCCGACAACAATGCCGAAACCGGTGTAGCCAACGTCAACAAGAAGTTGCTGGGCAACTGCGCCGAACTCGAAGCGGTACACAAGCTGACGGGTAACATCCGCAACATCCACTATGGCATGACAATGCCGTGGTCGGACACGGGGTTGCGACTGCTACCGACAGCGCAGTACTTCAAGTACCACAACGCCATGACTGACCTAGAGAACCAGTGGCGTGCAGCTACTAATGCGTTCCTGTCATCATATCAGTGGGAGATCAGCCAAGCGCAAGCCAAGCTGGGCGACTTGTTCGACGTTACCGAGTACCCGACGACCGACGCGCTGACCACCAAGTTTGGGTTCAACCTCAACTACATCCCGCTACCCGACGCGGGTGACTTTCGTATCGACGTTGGCAATGACGCGGTGGCCGAGGTCAAATCCAGCTACGACGACTACTACGCCCGCCAACTGACCAAGGCAATGAATGATGTGTGGACACGTTTACACGATGCGCTGACACGTATGTCGGAACGGCTGGACTACAGCGAGAACGACGACAAGCGGGTGTTCCGCGATACGCTCGTCAGCAATGTGACCGACATGGTTGAGTTGCTCGATGTGTGTAACGTCGCAGGTGACGCACAGATGACCGCCATGCGTGACAAGTTGTCTGACGCCATGTATGGCGTGACCGCCGAAGTTCTACGCGAAGATGCACACACGCGCATCGAAACCAAGCGCACGGTGGATGAGGCTATCTCGTCACTTCCTAGCTTGGAGGTGTAACGTGCGAACCTTCCAGAACTTTCTTATTGTGGTCGGGGTCGGCGCGTTGCTGGCCGTGGTCTTGCTGGAAACACTTAGTGGGTGTGGCGAACGCACCTACTTCGAGAACCGAACATGGGTGACGGGCGAGTGCCTGTTCGTTCCATACACCTCGACATCCGGTCGGTGGTGAACTTACTTATTAAAACTTTACGACTATCAACAACGTCACTTGTTAGTCCACGGACTAACATATCAACAGGAGAACTAAAATGACAAACGCTGAAACAATGTACGCTCTGAACCTCGACCAGATCGCCACCGCCGTACGGACAGGTGGTAACAAGCGCACCATCTTGGTGCAGGGGCACATGGGTACGGGTAAGTCATCACTGCTAAACATGCTATCGGATGAGTTGCCAAACCACACCGCCTGTTACTTCGATTGCACCACCAAGGATTTGGGCGACATCACAATACCGAATCTTGCCAAGATGGAGGATGGCACGGGCTATGTATCGTACCTGACTAACGAAGAACTCGGCGCACACCTCGACAAGCCAATCATCCTCATGGTTGACGAGTACGGCAAGGCCAACCCAGCGGTCAAGAACGCGATGCTGCGCCTCATGCTGGAGCGCAAGATCGGTAGCTACACGCTACATACTGACTCGTTAGTATTTGCCACCACCAACCTCGGCGCGGAAGGTGTCGGTGACCTGTTACCACCACACGCACGGAACCGCATCACCGTCATCACCATGCGTAAACCTGACAACATGGAATGGATAGAATGGGGTATCAACAATGAAATCGACCATACGCTACTTGGGTGGTGCAAAGATAACCCACAGCTATTCGCGGGATTTGAAGACATCAAAGACCCAGAAGAAAACCCCTACATCTACCATCCCCGCACACAACGGACAGCGTTTGTCACACCCCGCTCGTTGGAAGCAGCCTCGGACTGGCTCAAAGAAAGGGCATCGTACGACGACCAAACGCTGACCGGTTTGCTTATGGGTACCATCGGCGCACGTGGTGCGATGGACCTAATGGCTTTCGTCAAGCTGGCCGATCAGTTGCCATCACTCGAAAGTATCAAGCAAGACCCACAGAACGCCAAGGTTCCCGAAAGCGCGAGCGCTGTCTGTATGGTGGTGTATCGCACACTGGCAAGTCTGGAGAAAGATTGGGTCAACCCGTGGATGGACTACATGGTGCGCCTCGACAAGGAAGCGCAGGGTATGTTCGCCAACGGTGTCCGTGCGCCCAAGTACTCTAAGCAATCAATGGTGATGACCAACAAGAAGTTCACCGATTGGGCTATGGCGAACAACTATATGTTCGCGGCGGACAAGAAATAGTTAGTCCACGGACTAACACGTGCTGGTGTGGGGTGATACCCACACCGGCGGAAAGTCACCCACTAGGAGAATGACAATGTTATCAATAGGTAAAGAACTAACCACGGAGCAGCGTGTATCCAAGTCCGTGGTCGATATCATGGGCAACGACAAGTACATTGCGTTGGCCGGTATACTTATGATCGGTGAGCGCACGGTGGAGGAGGGACTACCTACCGCTTGCACTAATGGTCGTGATGAGATGTACGGTAGGGACTTTGTTAATGGGTTGAGCGACCCCGAACTGCGGTTCCTCGTACTACACGAAAGCTATCACAAACTATACCGACACCTCACCACGTGGCAGCATCTATACAAGGAAGACCCGAACCTTGCAAACCAAGCCTGTGACTACGTTATCAACCTCAAGATCGCGGACGACAACAAGGATGGATTCGCGGTCATGCCCCAAGGTGGGTTGCTCGACAACAAGTTCAGAGGCATGGACAGCGCACAGGTCTACAACATCCTCAAGCAAGACCAAGATGAGAACGGAGGTGACGGTGGGGGTAATAACTCCGGTGGCTTCGACGAGCATGATTGGGATGGCGCACAGGAACTCAGCGAAGCAGATCAGCGCGAACTCGCCCGTGATATTGACGAAGCCATACGTCAGGGTGCGCTCATTGCTGGCAAGCTGGGCAACGGTGCCGACCGTAGTATCACCGACCTACTCAAGCCGCAGATAGATTGGCGCGAAGTCATGCGTGAGTTTATCACCACGACGTGCGCGGGTAATGACTACTCCACATGGAAACGTCCTAACAGGCGCTACATCTCCTCGGGAGTCTATATGCCGAGTGGTATATCCGAGAGTGTCGAGGGGATCGTGGTTGCCGGTGATATGTCTGGCTCTATCGGACAGGCCGAGCAAGCGGTCATACTCACCGAGGCCAAGTCATGCTTCGATACCGTATCGCCCAACTGGGTGCGTATGATGTACTGGGACACGGAAGTGTGTTCTGACGAGATGTACGAGCAGCACGAACTCGACGACTTTATCAAGTCTACCAAGCCGGTTGGCGGTGGTGGCACCAATGTCGAATGTGTTCCCAAGCACATAGCCAAGCACGGTATCAACGCACAGGCCGCTATTGTTATCACTGACGGATATCTTGGTGGTTCGTGGGGTCGTTGGGATTGTCCCGTGTTGTGGGTTATACTCGACAATGAGGACGCCAAGCCAGATCACGGTACAGTGATCCATGTCAAAGGGAGGGACTTGGTATGATGGAGGCACTCGCCTGTGTCGCACTTGCTGTGTACTTCGAGGCGCGGGGTGAACCTATAGCAGGGCAATTAGCCGTAGCCAACGTGGTTATGAACCGAGCTAGATCCCACAAGTACCCCAACACATCGTGCGAAGTTGTCACGCAAGGTCCAACCTATCGCGGGACTTCTCACCCAGTAAAGCATCGGTGTCAGTTCAGTTTCTATTGTGATGGTAAGCCAGAGAAGATAACCGACCACGATGCTTGGCTTACCGCCATGCGGGTAGCTACCGCTGTCAGGGATACCAGTTCCCAGCGTTTAGATGTGTCAGAAGGTGCTACCCATTACCATACTACCGAAGTATCTCCGAGGTGGAGGTACACAATGCGTGTGACTGTCCATATTGGTCAGCACATATTCTACAAGCCCTAAAAGGAGGGAAACATGAAAGACCTAAAGACCCACAGTGAAAAAACCTCACACGAAATCACCGTCGAAATGGCAAGGGAGGTGACCAGAGATTGGTCCGAGGCTTGTCGTTGGGTGGAACACGCAGTCAAACGTGAGGCCGAACGCCTCATGCACGAAGGCAACCTATCACCCGAAGCGTTCCTGAAGGCCGAGACACTACGTGCCGCATGGAAACGTGTTCAACACGGTTAGTCCACGGACTAACACAACAAAGGAGAACTAAGATGGATACATTCAAAGAAGTAGCGGCTCGATACAAAACGATCAAACCGCTGGTAAGTAAACACCACACGCGGTGGGACGATATTCGACCGTTGGGTGACCGTAGACGCAAGTGGGAGCGTATCGCCAAGGTGGATGAGGATACATACGTGCTGCACGATACGATAAATCAGGGAAGTTCGGGTTATTTTGCTAAATACCTAAAGCGTCCACCGATAACGTGGCGTCGGAGGGGATTCGACGAAGCAGTGACAATCCGCCCCGCCATTCGACCAGCTTACGACACAACACGTTTTCAGTTCTTGCGGAAGTATATGCCTTGGGGGTTGGGCTTCGACAACCAAAACACGTGGGGTCGGCACAACATCAATGGTGTGTTCATACCGCGACCTAAGTCTCACGACGACCCAACCGACTACCACCTGACGTTCTTACGTGTTGAGGGGAAACCCGCGAACGAAACTTGGAAGTGTATCACCGAGCCGTGGCCCGAGTTGCGCCCCGCCGTGGATAAAGAGAAGAAGAAAGCCCTGCGTAATGATCTCGAACAATTCTATGAGTGGATGTGTTCGGTTGGTCCGTTGCTTGCGGTCAACGACTACGGTTTCTTACAACGCATCCGCGAGGAACTACAGGAACACGCTATACCACCTGATGTTTTCTCACAGTATAGTATAGAGTTTGCCCCGAGACTTGCAACAGAGATTGTAAAGGATTATAATCATCCACTACGTACGCATCTAGCTACTAGCTTTTTGCAACGAGAAGACATAAAATCTATCAGAACGATAGATGAAAAGAAGAAGTTTCGAGGACGATACAACAGTTGGGCAAACAAGACGTTTGACCTTATGACCGAAAAGGAGGTTACCAATGCGTAAAGAATTACAAGTCCCTACGGACGATCTTATCCCTATCACCGACATACCGACAGCCCCTAGTGCTGCTCATCTTAGGATGTTTATGGGGAAGGTACGCGAGGTATACCCCCGCTGCCAATTTTCGTACGGCACGAAGGAGGTGGACGACAACCACCAACATAGAACCGTTTTCGTCTACCATGATTGGAAGCCGCTCACTATGGGCCAAATAGGGTACGGTAATTTTCGCAACGAAGGCGGCGAAGACAATTTTATGGTTGCCTCCCCACAAATATCCAATGAGAAGTATGCTGAGTACAGTAACCAATATCATATGAAGATGACCAAGAATCACGAAGTAGCTATAGCTAATACTAAGAAGTTCTTGCGCGATATATCTACTTTACAGTTATCCGCGCACTTTCACGGTGATGTTCGTACTCATTGGTCCGAGACTAGCAGTAGTCTGGAAGCTAACATACGCAAAGCCTACGATGATGCGTTTGACTTCCACAAAAACAAGGATACCGTGATCCGAGAACTAGAAAACTTGGCTAATACTGGACATGAGTGGATAGACCCGCAGTTTTCAGAGAAAATAAAAAACATACTGCACCTCAACGACGAAAAGATGGAAGCAGCACGGGAGCGTTCCCCGAAAGTTATTATGGTGTCAGTAGAAAGTCGCCCCTCTAAAACTCTTTTCAATCTTGCGTACACAGAAGACGTATCTGGTTGGCAGTGTCATTGGCAAGACAAGGGCAGCTTTACCGAGGAAACCCTACAGGCCAACTACCCAGATGTTGTTGGTAAATTAGCTATGCTCCAGATGTGCGAAGTTGACCAATGGGTAGACGGCGTGGGATGCAAAACTACACCTACAGTCCACTATGTTACTGCATGATACGCCGGATGATAAGTTATACCGTGTTCAAGTACACAGTGTCACAAACGCTATCGAAGTATCATGTATTGGTATAGATAGGGTTGACGCGGAAGCAGAAGGCATGTATTGTTCCGCTGATAATTTACCTCTGTGGCTTCAAGAACGGTTAGCGGTGCTTATGGTATCAAGCCCCAAACCTATAACTAAGATGATAGACGGCGTAGGGAGGCGCATAGACAAAACAACATATTGGGTCATCAAACCCGACTAAGGTTAGTCCACGGACTAACACCAACCAGAGGGCTGCGGCTCTCTGGTTGAAACCAGTTTTTACAGATAGGAAATA